CAAAGGCATGTTTGGAGCCGTTGCCGCCAAAGTCCACTCCGATGCGCACCCGCCACGGGTGCAGCGGCTTGTCCACAGGCCAGAAAAAACGCCCATCTCCGGCGGCAAGGCTGTCGGCCAGCAGGCGGTAGATCACGCCGTTGGCGGCCATCCACTGCCCCAAGATAAAGCGGTTATAGTAGACCGTGCCGGTGTATTCTTTTTTCAGATCGGCCACGAACTGGGCCGGAAGTGTAGGGTTATCGTCGATGGTATACGCCTGACAGTAGATGTCAGCGTCACTGTCCAGAAACTTCTTGAACCAGTGAGTGGGGCTTTCCGGGTTGCAGGTGCCGTCAAAATGGGAGTGGGGGCAGGAAAGGCGGCTTTTCAACATCTGGAACACGCCTTCGTCCCATGTGGTGATCTCGTCACCGTAGACATACTCAAAGGCAGCGCCCTGAATGCGGGCGATGTGTTTCTTGTTGTCAGCGCCGAGGACATAGACCTTCTTGCCGAACAGCTGTACCACGTTGCCTGCTGCCGAGGTGCGGATCACGCCTACAAGGTCGGGGCCCCAGAGCTCCCGCATCAGGGACAGCACATTGCGCTCCAACGTGCCCAGGGTGTTGCCCATGAGCACCAGCAGGCCCTCGCCCCGGGCCGCGCAGATCCGCTTCGGGATGGTCACAGCGCAGTCCAGGTAGGTCTTGCCGCTTCGGGTGGCTCCGGTCTTGACGTTCCACCGGTGGGAACAGTTGCGCAGGTACTCCTGCTGAAACTCAGTCAATGGCACTGTCTACTCCTCCCAGGATCTTGCGGGCCTCGGCCAGCTGATCAGAGGCATCGCCGGACACGCCGTTGAACATTCCCAGGTGCCGCCCCAACAGATCCAGGGCTTTCAGCTTGTCGGCCAGCTTGACCTCCTGCTCCAGACCGTCCTCTCCGAAGGTCTTGACCTTGACTGACTGCACAGCAGCCAGATCGTCCGGTGCGGCATCGCTTTTCAGGGAAGCCGTCCTAGCATCGATGAGGTCGCCCGCGTTGACGAACGCCACCTTGGCCAGCTCGCGCACCACCCGGTCAGCGGACACGCCGGTGCGGCGGCTCTGCTCGGCCTGAAGCTGTGCGATGCGGTTCTGGATACTAACATTCGCTAACAGCCGTGCCGCCTGCTCGTTGGCCGTCTTTGGGGAGTATCCGGCACGGATGGCCGCCTGGGTCGCGTTCAGATCGATCATATATTCTTCACAGAACCGCGCCTGCTTGTCAGTCATCCTCACCACCTCTCTCGTCGTCAGGGTACAAAAAAGCCGCCCCTCAGGACGGCAGAAAATAGCATGAAAAATCCCTGCATGTTTCCATGCAGGGCAATTGACGCACATCCAGCGGGAAAATACCTGAAACCCGCCTATGGATTCCGGTGCCTCCGGCGTATGTGGGGAGGTCAGAGGGCGGGCAAGGAGATCCCGCCACCCACCACATGAGCTTCCGGTGGGGAGTATGTAGCTCCATGCGTCAGGCTGTGCCGCCTACGGGGTCGGCGGCGAATTGGAACCACCCTTGGAATCGAACCTTCCACGACTACACTCGTGAACGCGCACCACATTGCGCTCAGGCGGCATAATAGAAGCAGCTCGCAGAACGTGATGTCGGACGGGCACATTCTGAAAGCTGCCATGGCATCGGTCTGCCTTTCGGCTTTGCCGATGGTATCGTTATAACACAGTTAAGCGGACATGCGCGGCCATAATTGCGGAGGAATGGCATTCATTGGAATGTTCAGGGCCTCCACAGCCTGCCGATGTAGACGACGAAAATGTCGGTCACTGACGCGGAGTCTGTCAGCAGCCTGTCCACGATGCAGGCCATCAATGTAGCACAGTTCCAAAAGGTCTACCAGAAGAGGGTCTTCGAGTTCTGCGATGACCTTACGGATGGTGTAACACAACTCCTGACTGCGCTGAATTTCATGGCACAGCTGGTGCTGGTAGGCATCCATCATTTCAATGGCGCGGCCAGTCTTATCGCCAGAACATCCAGAACTGACAATAGGGCTGAGTGCCTGGGTGACGCTTTCGGCCTGGTCTTTCGCTTCGCGGATACGCCGGACAAGAATTTTCTGGCGGCGAAGTGATACCTGATACAGCTTCAGCCACTCACATTTCTGGATATAGGTCATTCTGTACTCCCTCCTTCCAGTACCCTCAGTAGCCCTTCCACGTCATACCGCCAGTGAACGCGCAGCAGGTGCTGCTCCACCTCGATGCCGTTCAGGGCGGCCCACTGCCATGGAATGCTCTTTCGGGTCTGGGTCTGCATGTACTCCAGCACAGCGCTGGCCGGTACGGCAAAGGTGCGGTTGACCTTGCCCCGGTAATTGATGACCACATGGGCAGTCTGGCCCTTGAAGGATGCTGCGTGGGCCATATCGGTGATGTGTTTGAGCTTGTGGTACTTCTGCCGCTCCCGGTCGAATCGGCCCAAGATCTTTTCCAGTGGGATGCTGGGCGTTTCGATGGTCTTGAGCTCGAAGGTGCATAGGGTAGCGGTACACGTCGAAGTCGCAGATGTTATCAATGGAGAAGCTCAGGTTCTCGTTGCCGCCGTAATAGGTGGCCGCGCTGTCTTTCAGTCGATAGCACCAAGCATCCTTCGGCATGGAGCTTTTCCAGTCTGCCTCGAACTGTTTTCCGGTGTTCAATTGGTTCTCCTTTCGTCGGAGGCTGCCCAATGCCCGGCCAGCTGTCGGGTCGGGGTAGTGCTCATGGTTCCGGTACATTGGAATCCTCCTTTTTCTTGGTGAGCGGACGGCGACGGGCTGCGTTTTTTAAAAAATCATTCCCGCTGGGTTCCGGCCTGTCCACCCGCCTATTGCGTCCTGCTCCAATGGGGTTCGTCATGCGGTACTCCTCGGCAGACCTACAGCCCTGGGTTTCGGCCTCGATCAGAGCCTTCCGCACATAGGCCCAGCTATGTGCCCCGGCATCAATGCACTTGCGCAGGATCACCCGCGCCAGTTCCTCGCCCAGCCGGTCAGCGTATCCTGTCAGCTCTCTTTTCCCGGAGGCACTCAGCTTGCCGATATCCTGTTCAAACTCTGATACCAAGGGTGAGGTCGGTCGTCCGGTCGGCTCCGGCGCAGCCGCAGACGACGACTTGTTAGCTTGTTGGTTTGTTAGACTTGTTAAGTTGTTGTCGGCAGCCTGTCGGTTGCCTGTCGCTTGCCTGTCACTTTGCCTGTCACTTTGCCTGTCACTGCCAACAAGCGAAGCATAGTTTTCTATCGTGACAATGCTGTATTTTGAGCCTGTTTTGACTGTCAAATAGCCTGTCGCCTGTAAATGCTCTAAGCTTGTCCGGATGTTCCGAACACTCAAATCAAGCTGTTTTGCCAGTTGAGATTGGCTTGTAACCAGCTGTCCGGGCCTGATGCTAATGCCCTGCCACTGCTTTTCCTGCCAGTTGGCGGTGAGTAGCAGGTGGAAAAACAGGCGGGCAGTGTTGGGCTCTGAATACCATTCCCAGTCAGTCAGACCGCGGGGAAAGGCAACAAAGCCACGGGATGGGTCAATGCCCACGGTCTGAACTCCTTTCTGGTGTGGTTAAAACGGCAGGTCATCCGCATCATCGTCGATGAGGGCATCTGCTTCCGGGGTGCCTGCGGCGGGCCCGGCAGGCGCTGCCGCCTGAGAGGCGCGGGGAGCATAGTCGGCCAGGTCTTCGCCGGGGTACATCTGCCCGCCAGAAAGGCTGGTCTGCACCGGGGCAGGCTCATCAAAGGGCGTTGGCTCCTGAGTGAGCGCTGGTTCGGGCGGTGCCGGGGCCTCTGTGCAAAGGTCAATGAGGTTCTGCATCCACCGGAAGATCACCATGCCGCCAGGCTGAATGTCGTCGGCATCCACGTCGTAATAGGTCTTGCCGTTATACTCCCGGCTCTTGAGCTCCCGGGCAAAGACAGTGACGGCATCGCCCTTCAGCAGCAACCCGTCCCACTTATCCAGCCCGTGCCAGACGTTGACCTGAACATACAGGCCCTCCCAGTTGCCGGTGCCGGTCTTGACGCTGTGTGCCTTCACGTCAAACTTGAGTACCTGCTTCTGGCCCACGTCCTTGAGCACAGGGTCTTTGGCGAGAGTTCCGTGGAGAAGTACGCCGGTCTTGTGGGTCAGGATCACGATTCATCACCCCCGGCAAAGGGGTCGTCTGCGCTGTCAGCGTCCTCTACGGTCAGAGCATCGGCCTGTTCAACAGCTTCCTTGATGCGGGTCCAGCGTGGAGCCGGAACCTGTCCGGCCTCGTCCAGCTCCACGGCGGTGGACTCAGCATCCACATGGACCTCGCTCTCGTCATAGAGAGAGCCGAAGGTGGAGGGAAATGCTTCCCGCAGGGCATGGACAAGGGCAACCTTGCGGATCATGGTGGCTTTTTTGCCCTTCCACAGAGATTTGCCGGTGTCGTATTCGGTCAGCTTCACTTCCTCGTAACTGGGGCGGGTGCGGTCCTTGCGATAGACTTTGGCCCAGCCGCCCAGAAGTTCCTCGTCCTCGTAGACGATGGAACCCTCCCGCTTCTGGCACTCCCCGGCCAC